GGCAGCCCGTGGGCCGCCAGCACTCGTGCAGTGCAGAACCTAGGAATAACAAAGATGTTATTCCTACCTTCGTAAGGAAGTGATTCATGACTCGCGTAGATGAGAACCCCTACAAGACTACCACCAGATGGCGGTATATCCCTACAGGGTTTCGTCCGAGCTGCTATGGAGTTGAATACTCCGGAGTTAGCTCGACTCCAAGCAAGTTCGTGAGAACTGGCCCAGAGTTGTGCGAGGCACAGATGACTGTGTCGGAGGGACATCCATTTTGGTCCGATATTAAGGACTTCAATGGTCTCAAGCCGGATCTAGGAGGCGATTTCCTTACCCAGAAATGGGTTCCCAAAGTTGATAAGAGTATTCACTCTATCAGCAAGAGGGATGGGCAAAATCGACTCTGGGAGTGTGCTGGGCACTATGTGCCGAACACACGCTCCTTTTACGGAGATGCTTCGGGAGGTTGGGGATACATTCAGCAGGGCTTGCCCGGCGAAAAGACACCCAATAACCTTCCATCGTATTTCCCAGGCGAGTATTCATCTGACGATCAGCTTCGTGCCTTAGGCACTACAGCAATTGCCAGAACTCGTCCCGACGTGAGTCCCGCTCAGGCCACAGTTGCACTCGGTGAGCTTAGAAGGGATGGCTTGCCATTCCTCGCTAAGGTCAACAAACGCGAATTCGACAGAATTCTTCACGAATTCCAGGAAAACGGAGTAGCCATTGGTTCTTCTAAGAAGAGCTCTGACTACTTTCTTGAAAATCAGTTCGGCTTAATGCCGTTGATATCTGATCTCAAGGCGTTTGTGAGTGTGGCCCGTGGTGGAGTGTCCGTACTGGACAATCTCCATAAGAACAGCGGCAAACAGATGCGCCGTTCTTACCATTTTCCGCATGAATCTTTCTCCTCGACTCGCAATCATCCTTCTACGAGGCTGCAATTTGGCCTGTCATCCACTGGGATTAATTACTTTCAATCCAACAGTGGCGTAGACTCGGGTGCATGCGCGGTTGATGACCTTCAGTACCTAAGTACTGAGCGTGACACTTGGTTTAAGGGGTCCTACAGCATTTATTTGCCAAAGGATCTCGAACCAGTATCACGCTATCGTGCCGCAGTTGACAAAATGCGGTGGGATTACGGTCTCGACCTAGATTTCGCAACACTGTGGAATCTACAGCCGTGGAGCTGGCTGCTAGACTGGAAGTTTAACATTGGAGACGTTATCACTAACTTCTCTAAATGGTCCAGTGACGCAGTTGTGTTGCACTATGGGTACGTGATGCAGAAGACTGTCACCACGTATGAAATCCCATCGAGGAACCTGTTTTCTTCTGGTACCTCGTACAGCGGACCCGGTTTGCCGATGAGCGTCATTGAGACTACTCGGAAGCGCCGGATCCGTGCAACACCTTACGGTTTCGGGACAGCCTTCGGTTCGCTTACTTTGAACCAGAAGGCTATCCTAGCAGCTATCGGAATCACAAGATTCTGATAGTCAAGGTACTCTGCAATCTGCACAGTTACCTCCACCCCTGGAAGGGGACAAAGGCGTACCCCTTCCAACCTCAGAAAGAGTGATGCTTTATGTCGCTTGCAAATTCGCTCACTTGTACCATCAACTCTGTGGCCGTTGTCATGCCGCGAACGGGCCAGGATCTTCATTCTGGCAAGTTCACGTCTGGCGACGGACTTGTGCAGGAGACCGTTTCCCATCAGAACGGGAAGCGGAATCGGCACATGTTCAGGATCGACCACTCGAAGGTGGCCGCTGATCCTTTCCAGGCGTCGATCAACGCAAAGTACTCTATGAGTACCTACGTTGTCATTGACGTCCCACCGGTGGGTTACACCGTGGCAGAGGCGAAGCAGGTAGTCGACGGGTTTATCGCCCAGCTGACTGCCTCTTCGGGGGCGCTCATTACTCAGCTTATCGGAAACGAGAACTGAGTATGCCCTGAGGGGACTTTCGACCCCTCAAAGTGAGTTGCAAGTAGAATGACATGAAGCTATGGATGCGCGACCTCTCTCTTAAGAAAGGCACACATGAAAAGCCTGATGTCACTCTGGAAGGTGATGCTCAATGATTTGAGCATCAGATGCTGCACTAGCACGGACAAGGACCTTGAAGTGGCCCTTGCTCGGTTCGAACACGAGGGGTTATCGTTTCTCACGATTACCCTACCCCGCTTTGGGAAGGACCTCCAAAAAGGTCTATCTCAAGGCAGGGTCGACTCCAGCCTCTTCGTTGGTTTCCATCGAAGAGGAGGTCTCCCGGCATTTCTGTCAGGTTTCCTTCGTCGTGTATTCGACCCTAGTGGTGAGTTACTGCCAAATCCGGACATCGCTAGCATCTTCGCTGTACGACAGCTATGCTTCGTATTCGAGAAGGTGCTCCTTGATTGCTCGGAAGAGCGATTCAAGAAAGCGATGGACGGGTATGTGCAGTGTGAGTCAGATGTCAGAGAGGCAGATAGACGAGTGGCCCAAAGCGGACTACTTGCCGATCTCCGCGTCTCTTTCGCTATGCTCTTCGGCGACTCGATCGACCAGATCAACCGAGATCTTCGGTTGGCGGTCTATGACCGTTTCTTGCCCAAGCATGGCCCCGGAGCTACAGCAGACTCTCTGGTTGGTAACCAGAAGTTTAAACAGTCTGTCTGGACCTCTAGGCTCGAAGCAGTTCTACCAGTTGGAGAGTTCGTTATCCCCAACTGGCGTTATAGAACCAATCTTCGAGGATTTGACATCCGCGAACCTGGTGCAGAAGAACCCGTTAGGGTCATTTCTGTTCCTAAGACGCTCAAATCACCCAGGATCATCGCAGTGGAGCCGACTTGTATGCAATATGCACAACAAGCGGTTCACCGCGCGATCTTGGATTCGTGGAAGGATGACTATGTCCTTTCACGACTGATCAACTTGCAGGACCAGACGCCTAACCAGCGCATGGCCCGTAAGGGATCGCTTGATGGTAGCCTTGCTACCATCGATCTCTCTGAAGCAAGTGATCGTGTTTCGAATCAGCTTGTTAGATCGCTGCTGAGCCCGTGGCCTGATTTTCAAGAGGCCGTGGAAGCTAGTCGCAGTCGAAAAGCTGATGTGCCTGGCCACGGAGTGATCCGTCTGGCCAAGTTCGCGTCTATGGGTTCGGCGCTAACGTTCCCGATTGAGACGATGGTGTTTCTCGCCGTAGTTTTCAATCGTTTACGCGCGTCTAACTCCCACCTCTCCCTCGCCAAGGTTAAACTTTTGGCACTGAGGGAGACGCGTGCCTACGGGGATGATTTAATCTGCCCCGTAGCCATAGTGCGCGACGTCATCAGCGACCTCGAAACTTTCGGGTTTAAGGTCAATGCTGACAAGACTTTCTACAATGGTTCATTCAGAGAGTCTTGTGGGAAGGACTACTATTCTGGCCACGATGTTTCCATCGTAAGGTGCAGAAGGGTATTCCCTACCAGTCGTCGCGACGCAGATGAGGTGGTGTCCATGGTCTCATTTAGAAACCAGCTTTATTTCGCTGGTCTCTGGACCACATGCCAATGGCTTGATGCGAGAATCCAGAAACTTCTTGGATTCTATCCCGCACTTGAACCAACCTCACCAGGCCTCGGCCGACACAGCTTCTGTAAAAGTGAGTACTTCCCCACTCCTAGCAGAGGCAGGTATCAACGCCCAGAAGTTAAGGCGTTTGTACCGTCATCAAAAATTCCTTGGAATTCAATAGATGACGTGCCAGCTTTGGTAAAATGCTTACTACAAGGAGATAATCCTGATAGTGAGCACCTGCTGCGTTCCGGGCGCCCTAAGTCGCTTAGCATCAAACTTAGGTGGACTTCAATCGCGTAGCGATTGAAGAGAGGCTTTACAACAGCCTTGCGAGGAG